TATGAATCTCCTTTTCTTTAACGCATACATATTAAATTAATAATACACAACGCACAAATGTTATAACCTAGACCAAAGACCTTGTCGTCTTTGTTGTTTAGGTTGTCTTGTAAATACATCAAAGTCTCTTCTAGCATTGAATGCCTTAACAGTTTTAAACTGACCCATCACTTGCCTGCCCTCTCCTGACCCCAACATAAGATACTGCAATGCATCATGTATATGAGAGAACCTATCCTTAGATGGTTTATCTTCATACCTTTCACCTGATACTTGCATTCTTCTGTAGTGATAACCACCTTCAAATCCTTTAATCAATTCTTTACATCTAAAGTCTATAAGCACACCTGACTGCCCGTCAACCATACGTTGCAATGGCTGAGATACTGATTCTAGTCTCAATGCTACATCATTACTATGTGTTGGTCTAGCTTGAAGTCCTGCACCTCTTAATATTTGAAATGGTGTAGACTCATCCGTCTGCGCTCTAAAGTCACCTGCCGGATCACCAAATATATTTACATCACAGTTTGCATAACGTGTTGCTATCTCTGCTCTTAGTAATTCAGCAAATCTAACAATGCCCATATCAAAGGCAACTATCTCCTGTAATATTAGCCAACGACCTCTGACCTTTTGACCAAAGACTGCTGCAGGCGTTAATCCAAAATCTAAGCCAATATATAAAGGCTGACCATCAGCAACGGGTATTTCTTCTTTAGCAACATGTACATCGGTTCTAAACATATTATATACTGGTTTACCATCTTGTATATGCCCAAGTCTATTCATTACATATACATCTATCCAACTCTTAGTTTTACCCTGTATTAAGTTAGGATAATAACTTGGCATCATGTTCTTCTTATTTTCAGCTAACGGATTAGGATTATATTTTTGAACTAATCCTTCTTCATCTTTTTCCTCTAACATAGCTGATGGTTGGGTATAGAACTTCCAGTTGTCAGGTTTCACCAACATCCTAGATTCTTCAGAACTTATATGATCAGGCACAGGAACTTCGCCTGCCATGATTGGCCACCAGTGATCTTCTTCAGGTGCGTTAGTATCTGCAATTACACCAGTCCATGTTGGACCTCCATCTCTCATAGATGGATATCTACCCACACGCATAGTACATGCATCAATGATTGACTTGGGAATCTCCCTAGCCTCATTAATCCATATGCCAGTTAGTTCAAGAGAAAGAAGTTTCTTTACATCTTCAGGTCTGTCGAGTGCAAGGAATATAACTTCCAACTCCAAGTCACTCTTGGATATCTTGTGCGTATATGGAACTGACCAAGAAAACCTACCCCAATCTTCTTCCGGAAACCAGTCCAACCAAGTCTTAATCGTGGTAGTGCGAAGCTGAGGATTTGTGTTTCTGATGATAGCCCAACGACTTTTCCTTTTACCATCTGGTGATTTCTCCTGCATTAATGCCCTTCTGAATACTTCTACAGAACAAGCTACTGATTTACCTGACCCTACTGGCCCTCTAATACCACGAAAAAAGGTATCATCCTTCATAAAATTTTTGCAAACGTCACCATCAGGTTTGTATTTAAAGTTGGTCAACTTTCATATCCTTACCAACTTTCATAAGCTTTTCCACCACCTCAGGTGCAATGGTTGCAATCATTTTGTCTGCCTCATAATCTGTACAGAACTGATCCGGATAATGTTTGAAGTGTGCCTTCTTAACAACTATACGAAGTATATCTCTGTCTTCTTTCTTTAATGTATGTAAAAAACTCATTCGGTTATCCTATGAATAAGATCGATAGCTTCTCGTTTTGCTTGCAATCTTTTTGGGCTGTTTAGATACTTGTTTACCTGCTCTAATTGCTTTTCGTTTAAGAGCCGTAGAGGCTGCGTATTCAGAGGAAGATAAAGCTTTAATTGCTTTCTCAGGTAGATAACGTTCACCGGTTGCCTTTGACCCTTGTGTACTAGGTTTACCTGATTTCGTTCTCCACTTTTGTCTAGTCCATGCACGAAGTGACCTTTGTGATTTTGCTAATGCCATTATTAAATCTCTAAAAGTTGAGAGAGTTGATAGAGTTGAAGTTGATATACAACATTATCTATAACCACCACCACTAGCTTTATATTGTTTGGCAAGCATCTGTGCTTTCCTAGCAGACCATTGTCCGGGTTTACCACCCTTACCACTAGCCTTGATCCTACGGAAGATAGCTTTCCTCATAGTAGGTTTAGTATAATTACCTGCAGCATTAACTGCCATTTATTTTTTCTTCTTCATAATCTTTTTCTGTAAAGCAGGTGGCAATGTCTTTTGTTTACCAGTAAGCATGCTCTTCTTCTTTGGTGGTCTTCCTTTAGTCGTACCATAAGTTCCTTTACCCATCGGCATTTTATTTTCCCATTCTTTTATCTAAAATTTTTCGTAATTCTTTTTCTGCTTCTTTACGAGACATTGTTTTTAACAAGTCTTCATAATAAGAACTAGGACTAAAACCTGTAGACATTAATTTATCTTCATTTGTTAATGATGCAGTTTTTAAAAGACTTTTCTTTTTTGCTGCCACAACCTTCTTTTTAGGTATAGCCATTATGCTTTCTCCTTTTTAGATTTGTTTCTCCTTGAAATGGCACGACCTTTCTTTATAGCATCTGATTTGCTACTCGCACCCCAAGCCTTTAATGATAATAATAACCTAGTAGGCTTACCTTTGCTATCCCTCTCAGGTCCTTTAGCTGCTCCCATCCTCTGAAGAAAAGAAGCACGTCTAGGATTATCTCCACTCTTAACTGGTGCTTTCAATGTACCTTGTTTATAAGAAGCTCTACCCTTTGCGTTTAATCCACCCTCAGGGTTCTTGCCTTCTTTACGTGTCCATGCCGGTGTTGCCATACTTTAGTTATTACCTATGTTGTTTGTTAGCTCAATGCACAAACGAACCTTGAGAGCAAATAATGTTTGTATGGGTGATGTTGTTGAGTCGACACCCCAACTTTTTACCCCCACCCCCCTAGGACAAATCAATTGCAACCTTAATCTCGCCTGCATGTAGATGCATGTGTTTATCCGGAGCCTTGAAGCCTGCCCTGTCTAGTATATCCTTGCTTGCCTCAAGTTGTACGTACTCACTCTTCGCTCCCTTGGCTAAGTCCAATATCCTCTTGCTTGCATGTGTAGCACTCAATCCCAATGACTCAGTTATACATTGCATCATATACTGCTGTACATGTGGTAGCCTCAAAGTCTTACTGGCTGTCACTCTACCACTCTCACCTTCTGCATATCCTGCAAGCTGAGACGCTTCTCTTACACTACATCCATTTGCTACGATGGTATCAACTAAGGCCATCTGTTTCTTCGTTAACTTACGTTCTGTTATCATAGAGAATCCCCCCCTGTAATCCCCCCCTTTATCACCTCTTATACGTTACCTTGTCAATGCACAAATGCCTCGTGGTGAACATACCCACAACCACATTGTCAAAACATATACATCTTGTTTGCTTTGAAATGCTAATCGCATTTCGAGCAAGCCATAGATTTTGACAATGGAACGATGGGTATGTTCCTTTTATTCCTATGATTGATGATACTATGGGTAATACTGCACTACATTCATATCGTAATGATATGCACCTTTGTTCCCCCACAACTATTAGTTATTACCGAAGTATGCTCTTCCAGTCCTCGCCCTTCACCTTAGGCTAGAAGAACATCCACTCACGCATAGCTATTCGCCATGCTCCCGTTGCGTTATTCTAGCTATCGCCATGTATACGAATGAAGTACGGTTCATTCGTATATCAGATCACGGCTTGTCCTGCGTTGCTTCAGACCATAAACTTTTGTCGCAAAAGTTACAAAACAGACCGACACGTACTGTTCTTTTACCGGTGGTTTATTACAATCACGTGAGGTATTTTTGCAAGATTATACTTCGTGTTTTATATCACTCTCACCTACAATAAAGCCTAACAACAAATAGCAATCTAGGCTACAGACATATCTATGTGGCTATTTGTAGTAATGCTTTCTAGCAGGCCGACAACGTCAATCGGCAATTTGTCCAAAAATATTACTCATATTTTCGGCAGACATTTGTCCAGTAATAAATACTATTATTATTTTTCGAATTTATTACTTCCCTAAATGCAAATTATTGACGTCATCCGAGAGCGATATGTAAACCAAAGCATAAGCAAAATACCTACGTGGTGTAGGTGTTGTTAACGATGGAGATAATTATGAATAACATAACATATGATTTGGATCATTTACTTGAATTGGCTGATAAATGTGGTCACTTCGATGAAACATACTTCATGTATAATCAAGCAAAGATTTGGTATGATGAAATAATGTTTGGCAATGACAAACAATCTAAACAAATAATGACAAAACGTGGCATCACAAGGCAAGAATATGCCTTAGATGTAGCGTATGACGACTTATATTATTCAACTGGAATGCAGGAGGTAATCAATGATACCAACATTCAATACTAAAGAAGATTATCTATCAGAGATATGGATAGAGCTAACTGATAATGTCATAGATAAAGTGTTCAATGATGATCAGAATGCACATCATGAGTTCAAACTGGTGACAAACTATGTCAACTCGTTAAGAACTGAATCATTTGATGCAGTCAAAGAGGCTTATCAAGAGTTAGTTCACTCTGGTGCAATAAGAATTGTGTAGTCGCAAGGCTACACATACAACCGAGCATAATGCTCATACATAATAGTCAAACATAGGAGATACACATGACTAAATTACAAACTAAAGACACTAACGTTACTATCACAGACTTACTTATCGAATCATTCAACTTCGCAGAGGTAGAGGATGATGCCAAGAGAAAGAAATACTCAGGTCCTGCCGATTCATCTACTGATACCGGACAAGATAATCCATTCTGGAATATATCTTTGCTAGTACGTATCGGTGGTTACTGTGCTACAGCAGAACGATCATATCAGAAAGGTCTTAAGAGACAGGATGAGATCGAGAAGATGCTTGAAGATGGCAAGGACTTCATGGCTGATGCTTACTATCAGAATGAGGCATCCATAGAGAACGCTCAACGTGAGATGCTTATCTTCAGAGACTTCTTTCAAGATACATTCGGATCACCTTGGATGGGTCTTGAGAAATATACAACCATGCTCGATGAGATATTCTCACCTAAAGCACTAGGTTCTTCTAACAAGTCTCAGCTTAAAGACAAGGCATCTTCTGCGTTACTATCTATCAGAGCCAAGAAAACTGGTAGAACTGTAGCTGAACAGCAGGTCTTTGAAGACAAGGTAGCAGAACATCTTGCACTCAAGGTCAAGCTACCTCAAGATATATGTAAGCTTCCTCAAGACAAAGCTAACAAGATACTCAACGATAGCATCAAGAGTGTCGCTTAATTATTCCCCAGTACGGCAGGCATCACAGCTTGCCGTACATATTCTAATGCAACGTATCTATAATTAACATCGCATGAAAGGAGTATTGCGTACCACTCGCAGGCTCGTTGCAATACACTAGTGCATATTCTAATTAATCACTAACATCGTACCACTACAACCAACCAGTAAGCTTCCTCGCTTCGCTCGGATCAACCAAAGTGTGTGATAGCGTGTCGGCTTTACTGTCTTGACGAAATTGAATTTCGTTTTAAAATAATCTACAACAAAAGGAGAATACAAAATGGATGGATCACAAACAATATTACAGGACTACGATTTCCCAGTCGAGGTTGTACCGTTAGTCGCTGTTAAAGAACTACAGGATGGATGGAAGTCACAGGAATATCCTGTTCCACCTAACATGCAGAAAGCTATTGTACGTACAGATACTGGTCATGTATTAGGTACGCATGGTGGTGCATATAAGATGGTCAAACATGCAGACATTGTAGATCGTATGCAATCAGCAATAGATATGTCAATCATATCCAAAGACTATGAGCATACACAGATTGTGTATGAGAATGGTGCCAAGATGAAAGGCAAGATAGCATTCAATGACTTAGTTGTTGAGCCTCAAGTTGGTGACTACATTCGCTTTCAGGTTGAGTACCTGAACTCTTATGATGGTATGTGGTCTATCATGATCAAAGCTCAAGGCTATAGATTGTGGTGCGACAATGGTTGTGCTTCTGCTAACTCACTATCATATGATAGGAGCAAACATACAACTGGCTTCAATCTAGCAGGTACATCTGCAAAGATACGCAATGCATTAACTACATTCTGGGATAACAAAGATGTATGGCAGCAGTACGCATCGATGCCAGTGTCACCATCACAAGCAGAGCATTTCCTCAAGGCTACAATATGTCAGCGTCATACTCACACAACAAACACCAAGTTCAACGAAACTAAATTGGAAAAGCTAATGGGTTTGTACAACACAGAATCACAGAAGCTTGGCCGTAACAAGTGGGCGTTATACAATGCTCTTACTTGGTGGTCATCACATGCTGACGATGCCAATCATCCACACCGAGCAGAGGTGCTTCGCCACAACGAGGTAACGAAAGCTATCTCATCTGCTAGATGGGAGGGCATCGGAAAAAGCCTAACCTAATTCCCACATGGGAATAGCTGTCTACTAAAAACCCATTGATAAATTTGTCCTATTATTATTGATGGGATTTGCCCTTTAGTAGACAGCATCTATCACAACAACAAAGGAGAACACTATGGATTCATTCAATGAATATCTAACATCACTTATCGGTCAGTCAGTTGAACGAGAGTGTGATGCAGTCAACATTGCCAATGCTATTTGTGACTTGGCTACGTCAGTACACAGACCTAGCTTTGTAGAAAGCACAAAGAAACAATGGCATGAATGGCAAGAGCAACCAATGCTTGAGCATTATGGTGTAACAAATAAAGTAAAGGAGTATAGCCATGAGTAGACTAAGTGATCAGTGTATAGAAGTCGAGCAACGCTTCGGTGAGTTGCTTGAAGAGATGACTAACGAGCAAGCCATCGAGCATATACGCAAAGAGTATAGTGTGTCACATGCATTTGCATGTGCAGTATTACTCAAGGAGTGGAATGCCGAAGACGATATGTCATGTGGCATAGAACAGAAAGTCAACTGGCATCAACATTATTCTAAGCATTGGAGTTAACATGTACGAAAGAAATATTAATTGGCATATAAGACAAAGTTCTTATGATTATAGAGTAAGTAAAGTTTATAATTGGATTTGTAATTATTGGAGTAAACATGTCGCATCCAGTAAATGATACAATATATGATGCTATTGTAGATCATATATCAGGCATGACATTGGATGAGTTTCAAAACCAATGTGAAGAACACAAACTAAACACAAGTTGTATAGATGAATTAGCTAACAACTTAATGCAACACTTAATAGAGGAGAAATTTAAATGACAAATGATGTAGCAGAAATAATAAAAAAGAATACTGATACTGCCAATAACTATGGCAAGCTAACTGCTTTGTATCAGGTATTAAATTATATTCAGAGAGAGATAAATAAATTAGAATCTGAATTACCTCCTGAAGATAAATAAATTATATGCTTGCACATACTGCATATATGCAGTAGTTCTGTATGTATGGTATTGTGCAAGTATATACAACAGCTTCAAGACATAGCTTCCGATAATAATGTGCGTTTGAAAGACATGTTTATTGTAGCAGGTGTGCCTACCAGTACATACTATAGAGCAATGAACGGAATGGATTTAAGATTTGACACAGCACAAAGAATACTCAAAGCATTCAGACATGTTCAACTACAGGGCAACACCAGTTCCCATCAATCCTAATTGGAAGGAATTGGTTTCGTCACTAGTAAACAAGCGTAACGAAATGCAATTATCTCAAGAAGCATTAGCTTACAAGATTGGATGTGCCGATAGCCTAATAGGTAAGTGGGAAAGATATGAACGCTTGCCTTCAGGCTTTATGCTTTTAGATTGGATTGAAGCTTTAGATTGTAAGCTCAAAGTTCAATGAAGAAATGTGATGTGTGTGGTACACACAGCAGATACTTTACGAAAGTAAAGAGCAGTAGAACTTTCTTCATTTGTTTTAATTGTAAGGAGAAATCAAATTGGCAAGCACATCTAGCAGAAAAGG